ATGGTTTGAAAGCATCCACTTGTCTGCCAAGGTCTTGTGTTCCGATCCGACATACAGCTTGCCGGGTTCCATATGTCCCCATGGCTCGGCCAGCATTTCAACATCGGTACCGTCCGTCGCCCATACCCATTCCGTTTCTGGATGGTTGCGCAGCCACTGATAGATGTGTAGCCAGCGCAGGAAATACGGGTTCTGGTTGGATGGATGGACCTTGGCAATCTCAGCGCCAGCCGGTGCCGCATCCAAATGATCGGCCAGAATGACCGCCTTGCCGCCTTTGATGCTCTTGGCCCAAGCCGCCAGCATGTCAGGCGTTGCCTGCAATCTCGTGCCGCGCTGCGGGTCAGGCGCTTCGGTCAACATCGATGCCAGGACCACATTCACCGGCTCGATCAGCGGAACATAGGCCGTATATCCAGCGTCCCGACGCCGGTTATGGATTCCGGCATTCCTTTTGACCAACTGCGCTCTATCAGATGCTGGTACGGATCGTTCTATGGCTTCATGCTCATCCATGCTGTAAATCAGCTTTTCGGACCCGGCTACATCGGCAAAGGCCCATGAAGTCAGACCTGCATGATAAATCCGCATGGCGAGATCGGAATGCTCATACATCCCTCGGCCATAAATCCAGTCGAAGCCGCCAATCTTCTCGATCACGTCACGCCGGTAATACAGCATCACTCCGCGCTGACCAGAATAAGCCACATGGCGCGCATCCTGATGCAGGATGGTGATGTCCTTCAACTTCCGAGGTCCAGCCAGATCAAGAAATTGATAAGCCAGATGTGGCTCCGGGCTATCGATGTACGGCTGATGCCAGTTGTCGGCAGTCGGCCAAGCGTCATCATCCCATAGGAATAGATGCTGACACCCGGCATCTATCAAGGCGCGCAGGCAGGCATTCTTTGCAGAAACAATGCCCTGAGACACATCGTTTCGAACCAGCTTTACCCAATCCGGCACGGTGACCGGCTGTTTTGATCCATCGTCCACCACAACAAAGACCGATCCGGCAGGCCGATGCTTTTCATGCTCTGCAAGGGCCTTGGCGAGCACATCAGCGCGATTGTGCGTCGTAATGGCAATGCCAATCTGTCCGCCCGTCGATGACGCCGGGACGTAAGTAATACCGTTGATGGTGACTTGCATTTTAAGCCAGTGCTGGATCGCGAAGTTGGTAAATCAGGGCAGAAACAGGCTTCGGGAGCATCCCCAATTCCCAATCCTTTTCCGGGTCTTGGTCAGGATCGCGATACAGATAGCCGACAAGCATCATTGTTGCCGTGGTCACTGCGGCGGGTACGGGACCGGCAACATTGCCATCGTCATCCATATTCAGGACTTCCTTGGCTCGGCCCTTCAGATACCGAATGATGCGTTCCGACGCCGCCGATATAAGTAAATCCAACTGTGCATCGTCGTCGTCGTGGTCAATGCGAAGGCCAGCCTTGACCTGATCGAGGGTAACGAGATCAGCCATTGGCTTCATCCTCTCCATCCTTCTTCAGGCTAATCGGTGATTTCTGCTCACCCACCTTCACCGTGAACGTCTTGCCATCGCGACCTCGCTTGACAGCGATACGCCAGTCATCACCGCCGCCGGGTTTGGACTTGGTTTTCGTCTGAGCGATCCAGTAATGCCCTGCCCACGTCACGCCGTCACCGGGAGTGTATTCCTTGCCGTTCGTGAAGATACCACGGTCAAGGACTACCGGCAGCGTGAAATCAAACTGCTTGACCCGTTCGCCCTTGATGAACTTGAAGGCAAAGCTCTTCTCGCCGTCATATTCCACCGTCAGGTCATCGAAGCCCAAGCCGTCAGCGCCATCTTTGCCGGGTTCGCCTTTTTCACCGACGAACCGGCCAAGCTCTTTGACCCGGCCATCGCTCATCGTGGCAACAAGAATACCACCTTCAGCCCGGAATAGGTCTTTCACGTCCAGACCGTCCCGGCCATCCTTTCCGTCTTTCGGCTTGGGAAGCTCGCTGACGCGCTTTTCCACTTCCGATGCGATAAGAGGCGCAACATCTTCAATCGTCACGCTCTTGCCGTCTTGCGGGGCCGGAATTTCAGCCACTACAGCGCGTACCACTTCCTCAATGCTGCGCTCCATGTCCTCGACGCCCAACTTAGCTGATATAGCCTCATCAATCATCTTCGGGATGTCTGGCAGTTCAGGGGCTTCCTGTAGCGAGGCCACACGGGCCGTAACCTCAGCCAAACCATTCTTGACATCGCTCAAGTCAGATACGGCAACAGAGAATGCTTGCTTTTGCTCATCGACTACCGCCTGTAGCTGCGCAATAGCCTGCGCGCTCGCTCCCTTTGCATCAACTGCTATGGACGCTATCTGGTCTGCCAGTTCTTCCTTGACTGTAGCCGCGATGGCCACTGGATCAGCATCCTTGCCGTCGATACCATCACGCGGCGGGGGAAAGCTGTCGAGGCGCTTTTCAAGATCAGACACTCTCCGGCCCAATTCTTCGAACGAGCGGTCGATATATCCCTTTACATTCTTTGTAAGGGCATCGAACAACGTGATCATTTCGCTCATTATGCCGCCTTCCTCGCGGATGTTGCCACACCTGCGAATGTATTCTCTTGAAGAATGGTCATCGCTCGGACGTCATCGGATAGACGTTTCTGCTCCTCGGTTTCACGAACCGGCGGTGAGGAATTAAATGGATCGGCCTGCGCGTCACGCTTGGCGAGTGCTTCAAGACTGAAATTCTGCTGCTGCAACATCGGGCTGTCACCGCCAGCCTTTGGCGACAGATCAAGGCGCTTGCGCTGCTCGTTAGGCGTCAGAATACCCTTTGATTTATCCAGCATTTCCATCTGGGTAACGCTGTCCATACGCAGAAGATTTTCAGTATCGAACTCGGTTCCGGTCCCTTCCGACATCGACAGGCCTTCATCTAGGCACAGTTCCGCCGCCTCAAGATGGGATTGCAGGCACTGCGAATAGTATTCGACGTTCAAAGACTGGATATTGTTGTATGTCGGCATCTGCCCGACGCCAATCTTGTACATCGGCACGTGGAAGGTTGAACAAACCACCTCCGCACTCCAGCGAAGCTGCTCGACAAGCTGTGCGTCTACGGCTGCGACCTGAAGCTTTTCGTACTTCAATCCATCGCCAAGAACGGCAATTTTACCAGCATTTTTGCCCGTATAGTTGCTTTCCCAGTATTCCTTGAGACGTCTAGCTGTGTCGTCGTCAATTTCACCAGGGGCAGTGAGAATACCGCCCGGATTGGCATTATTCCCAAAGAACTGCGCCGAATGTTCCTGCATCCTCATGCCTTGAACAGCGGCTAGACCGTTGGCGAAGATTGGTGAAAGACCAACAAGAGGATGAAACAGGCAGTTGAAACGGTCGTGAATGATGTCGCGGGCCGGAACGACAAGGCTGTCTTCAATCTGGTTCAGATCGTCGCCGTAAAGCTGATAGAAGATCGAACCATCGGACGAAATCAGCGGACGCACTCGCGTTGGATCAAGGACATACAGTCCATTCACGACACCGCGAAGATCGCGCTTTTTCAAAACATAGGTATTCCCGCGAGACAGTTTCGATAGCATCCAGCTTTCCATGAACTGAATGCGGGTCTGGAAACCGTTAGGCTTGCGCAGGACTGGCGAATAAGCCGGATTTGATATTTCCGACCAGATGCCATTCTCGTCCTTCTGTACGAGCTTGATACGTAGTTTTGCGATATCTGAGGCAATCAGCGTCATGCAGGCGAACACGGCATGATTGGCGACTACTGTGTCATGCTCGATCTCGATATTGCGCTGCCATGCCCCAGAGAATGGTTCGCGCACCCAAGGCCACCATCCGCCGCGATTATCGACCGGAGACAAGGATTTGCGCGTAGGCACCACAATGCCAGCAAGGGCACTGAGGAATGATGTCTTAGCCATTTGCCCTCAGTCCTTCGCGAATAACGAATGCAAGAATGATTGCTGCCAAACCACCGGCGATAAGCGCCCACGGCAAACCGGCCAGCAGATAAATCCCGGCGATGACGGATGAAACCCCGGCCAGAAGTACAGCGACCGATAACAATGCAACAGCGATCATCACGCCTCCAGTTAGTGAAAGCCAGCCGCCCGTAGGCGACTGGCGTATCCTTGAGGGCTATGGCTTAGCTGCCGGAATTTCCGCCGTAGTTTGCACCCGTGACGAACGAGACAGCCTGCGCACGGCGCTTCTGCCAGTTGATATAGCGCTCGGCACGGATGCCGATGCTATTCGTCTGCCAGAGCGATACGAGTTCAGCCGGGGTTGCCGTTCCGCTGTTATTGGCCGGGTTATCAACCATCTGGAGCGAAGCCTCGCGGGAAGCGTCGATGACAACCTGACCATCGTCAGCCAGATAAATCTGGTCAGCGGCAACGAGAGCCAGCATACCGGCAGGGATATACTGAGAGGTGATGACCGGGAGGCCATCCAGTACACCGCCCTTCGGGCCGATCTCAGGATATTCGCGCTGACCGAGCGGGTTCTTAACGCGGGCAAGCTGCTGCGCCAGAATTTCCGACATCAGGAACACGCCGTTCGCCGTCGAAAGGTTCGCGGTGATGAACTGCGTATAAAGAGCGTCGATATCCTGATCCGGGTTGCCGGTCGAAGGAATGCCGGTCACGCCGTTGGTGATGGACGCCGGAGAGACGTTCGCCACAGCGGCCTTAGCTGGATCGATAAAGTCGATATCGAGACGTGCACGGATCGCGTCACCCAGAGCGTTACGAACCAGAAGGTCAGCAGACGGATTGGAGAAGCGAACGAGTTCCTCTGTCAGAACTGCGATAGACGCCACCTTCGCCCAACGAAGCTCGATCTGCGAGAAATCGAACTTGGTAAGAGGCTTTGGAGCACCTTCACCAACCCAGTATGCATCACCACCGCTCGTCTGCGCCGGAATTTTGACGTTGAATGGCACGTTGAACAGCGACGGGATATTACCAGTGCCGAACTTGCCGATCACGGTCGAAGGGCGCAGAAACTCGATGAAGTCGCCCGCAAAGTTCTGATAATCGACCAGTGCACCGGCCCAAGTCGGATCAGTCGTCGTACCGGCTGCAACAGCGGCCTTCAGGACGTTGTGAATGCGGGTCTGTTCAGGATAGTGCGTCTTCGCGATTTCAACAGCGCGGAGAGGATCGCCCTTGGCAGCCGCAAGCGACTTGACGAAGCGAGCAAATTCAACGCCAGGCGCGAGCTTGCTCTTGACCTCGATCACCGGGCCGCGAGACACGTCAACAGACGAATTTACCGACTTGGTGGCGTTAATCGGCTTGGCTTCGACAGCCTGAGCCTTTTCGAGTGCACGATAGCGCTTCAGGTCGCCGTCAATCGATGCAACTTCGGCTTCGAGACTGTCGAACTCTTCCTGCTCGGCCTCATCGGTCGAACGGCCTTCATCGATGGACTTCTGCATGATTGCCGACATACGGTCGGTCTTTTCAACGCGAGCGGCTTCGAGTGCCTCGATCTGCTCGGCAACAGTTTTCTTCTCAGCCATGGTTTTCTCCTGTGGCTTCTTGAGATTGATGGATTTTGTGGAAGGTTTTCCCGAAGCGACGGGAGAAGGATCGGTACCCTTGTTGCCAGACGCGGCAGGCGCACCGATATCGAACTGTTTGATGACGGCGATGGCGTCAGCATTCATGCTCTTGCCAAAGCCGGTAATGACCGCCTCTTGATTGGCGGGGATAGTAACGGCGGAAAGCTCGTAAACCTCAGTCTCAGCGAACTTGATGCCGCCGTTTTCCATGAAGCTGTATTCCAAGGCCCGAAAGCCAATAGAAACTGCCCTTACAAGGCCGAGCTTGATGCTCTGCCAAGCTTCATCGACGCGATCTTTCAATGCGCCAGGTTCATTTATGACCGGAATTTCAGCCTCGAAGGCAATGCCGTCCTTGGTCGGCTTGTCAAACTTTACCGTACCAATGGGTTTGCGAGCATCATGCTGCCAAAGGAATGCAAGCGGGTTCTGGAACTTGACGCCAAGCGGGTCAACGATATCCCCTGACCTATCGACAGTTGGCGTCGTCGCCACACCGCGAATAATGCGCCGCTCTTCATTTACCGACTTGACATCGAAGAATGAATAAGCGCGCCGCGTCATATCATCCATGACGGACCTCCAAATGGTCGAATTGTTCGAAAGGATCAAATGATTATCATCTGGTATTTCTTCTCGGTCGCAGTTTCCTGCTGAAGGAACCAACCGAGAGACATAATGAGCGCTACCGCTCCGTCGATCTTGTTCTGGGGCATTTCCTTGCGCGGATAGACGTTCTCTTTCGCGTCGTAATGCCCGACCACGTTGCCGATCATCCAGTTCATC